GACTCCAAACATTGGCCGCTGCCCAGCTAAAAGCAGCACGTCACCATCGTAGACCGGGCCTGCAACCCTATTGCCCCAGGTCAACAGATCCCGAAGATAGCCGCGCCTGTGCATCCCATACCAGTGCTCGTTGAACGGAGGCGTCGGTATCTCCATGCATTGCAGCGCTAGGTAAACAAGCTGTATGCAATCGATATGCCCCTCGCCACCACCAAGGCGGTAAGGCATACCAATCAGCTCAGAACAACTGGATATTGGCGCTTGTAGGTAGATTGCCAACGATTTTTTGAGTGAGACGACGGGCCGGCACTTCACCGCCAACCGCATCCACAAGCGTATTCAAACGGATATTGATTGCTGTTTCGTCCCAGGCGCCATTTGTAATCTGGCCCACGTAGGTCAAAAGTTGATTTTGCTGCGATTTGTCTTCTGGGTTAAACAAGATTACTTTCACTTCGGCCAACCACTTGCCTTGAATTGAAGACAGCGCCCATTGCCTGGACAAATCGTTGTTTGGGAATACCAGCGTGGCATCAATGTTGTCGCCTTGGCGGTTAGTTGTTAAACCCCTAAAACCAAAAGGCACAAAGCTATAGCCACTTACGGTTTCGTTGATCCAAAAGTTTTGCCAGCGGAAGATAGATCCGTTTTGTTGTTTTAGATCCAGAAATTGGCCGATTGCGAATTCCATCTGGTCTTACATCCCGATCTTGCGGCGAGCGCTGGGGCTTTGCTGCAGCTTACGTAGGGCGCGGGCTTCGCCGGCACGACTTGCTTGATCGACAATAGCCGGCACCTGATCCTGTCGAATGTAGTTCGTATCGTTGAACTGCATCACACCACCGCTGATGTTGATCTGGGTGGGTTGGTTCATCAAGGCAACGCCGCCACTCTGTTCTGTGGAGCTTGCGCCTTTGAGCACTGCCTCTCCGCGGGCGCCGGCGTTGTAGCGCTGCATAGCGCCAGTCATCTTGTTGGCCGGGATGACGTACTCATCAGAGCCGCCTTCACCAATAAGGGCTCTAGTAGGGCCGGTAACAAAACCGCCCTCGGCAAAAGAAAATCCACTTGTCGGGAAACCTGCACCGGGTAACTCAAAACTGCTAGCAAAGGCAGAACCTCCACCGCCGCCAAATAAACCCAGAACACTTAGGAAAAGCCTTTGCGCAAGTACTTGGCTAGCTAGATCAATAAAGGCTTTACCGATATTGCTGAACAGTTGACTAAATGCCTCCTCTACGGTCCCTGTACCCGTAACGATGCCTGTAATAGCAGAGCTAAATGCGCCTGCAATTTCATCAGCAATAAACCCAAACTTTCCAATTATCTGTTGTTGACGTAGCAAAGCCTGTTCAGTTTGGCTTATTTGATCTAAGTATTGTCCCTCAAGATCAATTCGTTGTTGTGTAAGAGTTATATCCTTAGTCAAAGTCTCTAGACGCTCTTTGTCTGCAAGCGTTCTTTTTTCAGCGTCTGTAGCTGAAAGTTCCGCAAATTCAGTTTCTAGATCTTGTAGCTCCCTAAACAAAGGAGTTAGGGTGTTTACCTGGCGCTCCAGTTGATCAAAAGCCAAATTAGCTCTTTCTAACTCATCACCACTAAATGGGTTAGCGAGTTGCGCTTGTAAGCGTCCCAGCTGACCTGTTCGATTTGTTGTAATATCTTCTAGTGCCCTGGCGCGATTTAGTTCAGAAATTTTATTTTGAACATCCAGCTCAGCGAGGGAAAGTTGCAGACTACGGAACTTTAGCTGTGCTTGCGCTTGCAGATTATCCTTTTGTTGTCGATAAATTGCTTCCAAAAGCTCGCGTTCTTTAGCAGTTAAATCATCTGCAAGCAGTTTACGCTCTAGATCCAAATTAAGAAGCCTTCCTTCTATTTCAAGGCGTGTTTGAGCCTGATCAATTTGCTCTTTAAGTGCGGCAGACTGACCATCAAATATCCTGGCGCGCTCAGTATCTACGTCGCCGCTGTCTAATGTTACTTGTAGTAATTCTGACTGTAAGGATAGCAATGCGCGCTGAATATCTAAAGCGCTTCGGCCCGCCTTGTCTGTTTTTTCAGCAGCTTTAGCCAGCGCCTCTTGGCGATCGGTAGCAAGCTGCGTAAGCTTTAACTTGCGCTCCAGTTGCGCTAACTCTGAACTTGTACCGTTGTTTATTGCGTCTTGTAAAGCTTTTTCAAACTCTTTTTGGATGATTACTTGGCGAATGGCAAATACTTTGTCGTTTGTAAGATCGCCATCTGTTTTTGCAAGATCTATCTGAGCTTCAAGAAGTCGCTTATCTTGAGCAAGAGTATTTGCGTTTTCCTTTAATAGTACATTTTGATTTTCAAATTCTTTGTTTATCTCCCGTTGGCGATTCAAAATTCGCTCTTGAATCTTGTAATACTCGTCGCCAAAAGCTTTGTTTCTCGCTTGAATATCAGCAATCTGCCGAGGATCTCCAGATCTCTCGGCTTGCCGAATAAGTACCGAGTCTTCGATAGCTCCTGAAATACCTTGAGCACTAGGGCCAAGTGCTTGAGCAGTTAGCGCCAATAGTTGGGTTCCAAGCTTCTGGAAAGCGTTGGCTAGTTGAGTCCCTGATCGCTCAAACTCTTTTAGTGCTCTAACACCTTCTTCGCCGACAACACGAGCTAATGACTGGGTTGCTAGTTCTAACGCTTCTTCTTCCTGTCCGGCCTTCTGTAATGCTTGGATATTTGCCTCTAAGGCTGTACCGCTAATGCCGGCTGCTTTTGTTGTAGTTTCTAGGCTGCTAGTTACTTTGGCAATCTCTACTACAAAATTATCAACAGCCTGACCGATAGCACCGCCAATAATTTGACCCCCAAATCCTTGGCCAGCAAATGAACCTGCAAAACTACCAGCTACCGAACCAAGTCCTCCACCAAATAAAAGGGGAAAACCAACGCCAAGCGCAATAGACTCATTTAATTGCTCTGTTCTTTTTGCTCTTTTTGATTGCTGCTCTTCAAACTGCTTTACTTTTACGAGTTGTTTGCGCGCTGAAATTTGAGCGTTAGTGCTCTTTAATAACCCGTCATTTGCTCTGAGTAGTGCCGCTGTTACGTCTAAATCTTCATTAAGCCATTTAGATCCAGTGCGCAATGCCGTGGCCCAAGAACCTGCCGCCGCAGCAGTCTTTAGCTGTAAATCAAGTGTGCGGCGAAGTGATGCTTCAGCCGCAACTGCACTGGCACGTGTTACTCCTGCACCGCCAGGTCCAGCAGGTTCCGTATAAGCCGCGCCAGCTATGGGTCGACGCGCAACACCGCCTAAACCAGCACTGGAAGCTTGGGTTAAACGCTCACGGGCTGCTTGACTTGCAGCTCCCTCAGATGCACGAATCTGAGCTACACGCGCACTAAGATCCTGCCCTACTTGGGCGGCGTCACTTAAAAACTTTACCCAACTACTTTTTACCGCTGTTGTACGTTGAGCAGCCGCCACTTGTAGATCTTTGGCTACGTCTGAAGCTTGCTGGAAAAATACGTTCCAGCTGGTGCGGGTATTTAACGCTTTTGACTTTGCTGTATTCCTTAAATCTTCAGCTATTCCTGATGCTTCTTGAAAGAAAGCGTTCCACGTTTGTCTTACTTCTTGGGCGCGTACTAAGGCGGGAGGCAAAGCAGGACCTTGTTGGCCAACGCCAGCGTTCCCAGGTCTTAATTGTCTTTGATTTGCTATTTCTTGCGCTACTAATGAATTTTGGCGTGCTCTGGCAGTGTTAGCCTCGCCAAGAGCCCTTACATACTCTCGAATTGCTTTTGTTTCTGCCTCAGTGTTGGCACCTACAAGCCTTAAAGATCTAGCAGCTCTGTCTAAATTGTTTGTGTAATTTTGTATGTTTTGTACGAGTGATCCGCGTGCACTTACTACATCATTAAGGCTGTCTACAGCTTGCGCTGTTTGGTTGATGCTGCTGCGAAGCTGTTCAAGATTTCGTGCGCCCCTTACGCCGATTTCAATATCAGCTCTGTAGGCGGCCACGGCGTCTCGTCACACTCTGGTACTTCAGTTTACGGCGTAAAAAAGCCGCCGGGTTAGCGGCGGCGTTTGGCCTTTTCCATTGCCCTTTCCTGGTCTTCGTTCAGGATCTGGAAGTAGGCGCTCCAGCCGAGTAACTCCTCGGCGGTCATTGTGGAGCGGACTTGGCTAAGCGTTAGTCCGAGTTCCTTGGCAACGCCGAATTGCAGCAGGAGCCAGTTGTCCTTGCGGAGTTCGGCGCTTAGGCTTTTGGGTCGATGGGCTCGGCGTCGTCCGTAAGAATCGCCAGCATAAGAGCTTGGAGATCTTTGTCCTTGACTTCGTTTTTAAGCACATCGATTTCTCCGGCGCTAAAAAGCTTGGCTCCGGACTCGTCCAGTGCCTTGGCGATCAGCAACTGAAGTGCAAATGCGTTGGCGTCGTCAGACTTGGCTTGTTTTTGGGCGCGTTCGCGCTCAGCCATGGTCAGCGGTGCCACCCACATTTCAAATGTGCCGCCGTCAGACAGCTCCACTACTTTTTTGACCGGCTCCAGGTTGGCGGCCTTGCGGAGACGGTCGATTGCGCGTACAGGAACGGGCATACCAGTTGATTGGTTATAGGGTTACTGTAGCAAATTAGAGACAAAAAACCCCGGCGTTTAGGCCGGGGTCGCTGAACCAACTGCAGCAGCAGAC